ATGGCGTTTTTTTCTTCTCAGGCTCTTCATCAATCTCAGGTTCCCAGTTTTCACCAGAAACCTTTGTACTTGTCTCAATAATTGCGCCCGTTTTTGTATTTTTATACTTCATACTATGCCTCCTTAATTCTTGCAAACCATTCTGGCACCAGGATTCCCCATCCCAGATATACTTCTGCACGGATATAGATCTGACCATATCCTTTTAAGTCTTTTCCTGAGTTGTCCGGATCACCATACTGAATAATTTCCATAGGAATTTCCTTTGAATATCCCCATTTAACCGCTCCCTGGAAGTCTCCAATAATACCGTGGTCTTTCGTTGTTCCGCCAGATACAGTTTTGTTGACGCTTGTCGGGATTCCGTTAAATGTTGCAGGTGATGCTCCAAATGCAAATTCCGGATACTGCTTGATTCCATTCGCTTTGACTTTTGCCATCGCTGATCCGAACGTCTTTGAAAGCGCGAGTCCTGTTACATCTCCTTCAGAACCATCTACTACCGCAATCGCATCTTCCAGATTTGCATCCGGTGTTGCTGACGCATAATCTACAGTTTGCGTAACTTTCGCATCAAAATGATTGTCTCCAATTACGGAAGATGCTGTTCCCGTTCTTGGGTTAATACCATGCATAGCTGCAAGGTCAAGTCCTTTCGCTACTTTCTTCGCAAATCCATCATTAAACGCTGTTAAAATATCCAACTGTTCTTCTTCTGTAGCAATCATAAATTCATCAGAGATTCTTGCACCATATTCAAACTTAACCGGTACAATTTTAACTGGTGCGATAGCAATACCGCCTTCGGTTTTCTTTCCATTTTCTGCGACAATATCAATTTCATTGTCCATAGAAAAAATCATTTCTTTCATTCCATTGAACGGAATCGGTGTCTGACCACATAATGCAGCCAGTGCTGACTTCCCTTTTACTTTTGCAATAAGATCTTTGACCAGTGTAGTGTCAAACATTGTTCCTTTTGATGTTGCCATATTTTTTTATTCTCCTTTCAAACTAGCCAGCATGCCTTTCATTGCTGTCTTTTTGTCATCAATTTTTTGTGGATCTCCTCCTGCAAGTGGAGGAACATCTTTTTTTCTCAAGAATTTTGTCATTGTCTCGGCATCTTTCTTAATTTCCTCTTCATCAGATCCACTTAATCTACCTGCAAGTTCATATGGGATTCCATTTTCATGTGCAATTCTTATCTTGAGAGAACTGGTCTCGTATCCCTTGATCTTGCCCTGCGCCTCTTCAAGCTGTTTCTTGTATCCGATGTTCTTTTTTCCATCACCGTTAATTTCCTCGTTCAACGCTGCAATCTGCTGTTCAAAACCATCGGATTTTGCTTTTAGAGCATCATAATCTTCTGCTTTTTTCTTGTAATCATCAAAGCCTTCATATTTTGCTTTCACTCCCGCAATGCGCTCTCCGATTACTTTATCAAGCTGCTCCTGTGTTGTAATTGGTGTAAATTCTGCCATTTTTGTTGCTCCTTTCTCCATTAACCGCTGGGTTGCGTAATATGCAAAAAGACACCCTGTTCAGGTGTCCTTTAACAACTAATTCTTTGTTTTCTTTTCTTGGTTTTTGTCTCACTGCACGCCCAGTATGCAAGAATTATACTGTCGAGCAATGCAACTTCCATTTCCTCCTTCATTGCCTTGTAGCCAAAACCTCCATTGGTCCCAATCGACCGTTTTTCACAGTTACTTACTACCTGTACCAGTGACGGCTGACCAGAATGAACTATATTCCTCTGATATAATCCCTGTTCGAACGAGGCGTTTGCTGCAATGATTTCCTTCACAGTGGGTAGGTGTGAATTCTTTATACCATAATCTTTCATTTCATTTTCCATTAACTGCTGCCCTGATGCGCCATCAATAATCACCTTCCTTGCTTTCCATTCTTTCAAATATGCTAGTATCCATGTATCTCCTGCGCGTACTTCACGACAATCGATACACTCTAAAAATATCTTGCCATCTTTCGTTTTAGATGCAACTCCCATTGCCACATTCCCATCTTTGCTGTATTTGATTCCTACAAAAAGATCTCCTGTAAGCTCCGGTGGGATATCGGTTTTTAATTCATTCCATTCTGTTGCGCTGATAGCTGACTTCTGATTATAGCGAATCCATAATCCTAATCGCTGGATATTGAAATCGATCGGATCTGAACCAATCTCATCAGTTACAGATCTTTCCGTGAATACTGTTCCAAGAGATGGATTTGTCTCATACCAGGCATCTATATCTCTTATATCTGTCTGCTCCGGCACTGACCACTCTGCCCACCCAGAGTTAACCGTTTGTCCTTCCAAGGTTGCCTTGCGGAATTTTGTAAAAACCGTTCCGGAGCTTACTGGAGTCGGTGGTGTTCCGCAAAATATTGTCTGTGGATTCTTACTATCTGTAACGACATACTTTAATGCGCTCTCTTGATCATCTTGGTACTCTTGTGCCTCATCGATAATTAGTAGATCAAATCCTTCTCCCAAACCACCTTTTGATGTTCTGGTTCGGAATTCGATAATTCCACCGCCAGCAACTTCCAAATGTTCTTTTCCAAATGCCTTATACGAAGAAACGATCTCGATATTTGCTTTCTTTAGCAAATTCGAAAGTCGTTCCCATGCGCTGTGTGTAGTTGTGGTTCTATGTGCTGTATGTAGGATTCTTTCGCCTTTCTTTAGCCCATACATCTCCCTTATTGCAACAATTTCATTCTTTCCATTACGCCTTGGGACTGAATACCCGAATTTGGTATGTACCCATAACCCCTCTTCGTTTACGGCCAAAATGTCTGACAGAAGAAGCTCCTGCCACTCCTGTGCAGTTCTTCCTGTCGAATTGTAAATATCTATTGCTTCAGCTCCATATGTTGAAGAATAAGGCAGCACGACAGATTGCGTCGGGGTCTGCCGCCCCTTCCTTACTTCTCCCATGTAGCCTCCTCAAAAATATAAGCCACCAGAATAATCTGGCAGCTTATTTGATTTCTATTATATCTTTTATCTCATCTAATGGAATTCCATAAAATACTTTTCCGGCATCTAATTCTATTTCTTCTTTTCCAGATGATGTATCATACTCACTCTCCGTATTAGTTATAATACCTTTAAAACTTTTTCCTCCGACATCTCTTACGATGACTTGTTTGCCTATAAATTCTTTTATTTCCTCGTATGTCATAACTCTCACCTCTTTTTACTTGGATAATCTGGAACTATATGCATTCCATCTTTAGCGTAGTGAATCTTAAACACAGATGTCTCTGCACTATTTCCGTTTCGATTATCAACAACTACTCCTATGATTTTATCATTTGTCGTTATGATTTCTTTTGAATCCCAATTGCCTTGACTATTATATTTAATAATTCCTGTCCCTGAAAATTTCTTTACAAGCGATTGAATTTCTTCGTTCGATACCGTAATGTAAGAAGGTCCAAATTGTCCTTTTGCTTCCAGACTCTTTTTTCTAGCTTCATACATCTTTGTCCCTTGTCGATGTATTTCCTGTCGTGATGCAATTTTTTCACGATTTTGTTCCGGAATTATCTTTTCCCGTATATTTCGTATAATCGCATCTGATTCCGGACTTAATCCCTGCAGTTTTCTTTCTTCTATTTTATCAGATTCTTTTTCGTATTTCCATTCTTTTGTCCATACATTTTGCTTTTTACCGTCTCCCGGATAATACTCAACAATGCAATCACAATTATCATGTCTCCGAAACACATCTTTAGGAACATCTGGATATACATATGTTCCGGCTACCTGATTACACCATTCACAACAATGTCCAGATGATCTCCGTATAATCTTTGGTCTCAATCCAGCTTTTGCATGAAAATCTGCATTTTTCTGAACAGTATCGTCCATTGCTTTCTGAACCAAATTCCGTACAGGTGCATCGAGAATCCATTTCACATCGTCGAAATATTCCTCACTTGAAATCCGATTTACAATACCGTCTATATTATCCTGTTGGATTTGTGCTCTTATTGTTTTAATTCCAATGCCTGCTGCTTCGTTCACGATCTGCTGTACAATAGCTGCATTATCTGCCACCATCTCATAAGCTCCCCTCAACGTCTGGTCCAATACTCTGGAAGCAATGTTATAATACATCTTTCCATCTGGCAATATATCAGATGATAAATTGTCCGAATATGATTGCGCTAAGATTTTCCCAATCTCTTGTGCCACCTCGTTCGCTTGGCTGTATGAAGTCTTACCTCTCTGTGCCTGTTTCTTGAAGTTTTTAATGATGCTGCTCTTTTCAATATCATGATAGAATTGTTTCTGTATCTTCTCCAAAAGTCCTGGTGTGATGTCCTCCATAGTCTACACCTCCGGAGTTACTGGCAGATTGCTCATGTTAATTCCAGTTAAATCTCTTAAGTTATCTGCATTGAAATATCCTGGCACTGCCTGGTTAATCTTAATTGCTCCATCCCCAATATTGGACAGCATTGCTGCATCTGGTTCAAACACTGGCTCCCAGATTGGTGTAGTCATATATACCTGGTTCCGGTAATATTGATAATCATCACGTAGGCACGCAGCCAGATAGCCAACATTCAGAAATCCACTGCCAAATGCTCGCTGTGCTTTTCTTGCTGTCAGTCTCAGATTCTCGTGTGCTGCCTTGATTGCTTCCTGGCTAGCCGGATTCTCCGTTGCAAATCCTAGATCGTCTAATGTCAACCCAGTCTCTCCAGCAAACAATGCAGCAAACATTTTAAGCTGATCTAGATGTGGTGCCATAGACTGCTGCTGGAACTGTCCCAAGGTTGGCGAATCTCCGTCCTCGTCCTTATCAAATTGCAGGAGGCTTGATACGGTAGCTTTCCACTTATCCATCTGTTCCGCATCTGGATCCAGACCAACTACATATTTTTGCGGAAATGAGTAGAACTCGGCTGTAATCTCAGACCGCTTCAAGGTTCTCATGGCCGATTCTGTGATTGACATACATGCCCGGCTGATTCTAGAATGTCCAAATGCTCTCTTGGCATCTGGCCGGAATATAATTGGCACTAATAATGGTGCTGGCACATTCTCTTCAAAAAGTTGATCCGGAATTCCATTTCTGTATATTACCGTCCACCCTTCCACAAAATAAGCCTCTACAGTCGCTTTTCCGTAATCGTCACGTTCCAGAACCGCATAGCCTTCCATAAGAAGATTCGTGATTGGATTAATAATGCCAGTTGCATTCGCCCCATCAATTACCTGCAATCTCGGGAAATCATCTTCTCCCTTCGATATATATATGAAACAGCAGGAAGAAATCAATGCCGACAACGTCGCAGAATCGTACAGAATATCTGGATTGTTCATCCTAAATATCCCAGTCATGTCAAAATTATCGTCACGGAATCCTCTGAATTCAAGCCTATCCGCAATCGAATCTACAGCTTTTGCATTCCAGCCAAGTACAGCCTGCAACCATTGTAGGCTGGGCGGCGTAGCAATCCCCATGTCCCGTGCTATATTTTTCATCTCATAGAATTTATACCGCCTTAAGACTCGGCTTCGCTTTCGATTCAGCTTTTTTCTCAGGTACTCTATGCCTCTGTACTCTGCCATTTATTTCTCCTTTCTACGCTATTTTTTCCGGCGTGTGTTTTTTTTCGCAGTGACGGTGTGAAGTCCGCGCGCGCCCACGGTGGGGGAGGTATGCCCCCTGTCCATTAAAATTATTTAGGTCTATAATCACTCCAATTGAATGTATGTGGCAGTACACGGTTCCCTAATATTTCATCTTGCTTTGTCACACTGTTATCTATCAACTTGTCGCTCTTCTGTCTATTGCATGTCCAGTGCGCCAGTTGCATATTGTCTATATCACTCGGATGACCGCCCTTAGCAATCGGGATTATATGATCAATGCAAGGTGATAGTGGATGCGGATACTTTAAAGAAAAGTCTACTGGTTTCCCACATATTCCACACACGGTCTGTGTTGCATATATTTTCTTCTTATTCTTTTCAAACGCTCCTCGATGAGTCCCATCTTTATCCGGTCTATTTCTTTTCATGTATTTCACGTTTCCTTTATAAGAAAAGACATCCGATATGCCGGATGTCTTCGTTGAACCTGTAATCGAGCCGACGGTTTTCCGCCTTTGGCTCAAGTATTATTGTAAATGAGAATCATGGGAATTACGGGACACTTTTAAAAAGTTTTCAATTCTTTTTCCAGCTCCACTTCTTCCCATATGTACTCGCTTTCCAACTTCTCGCAATGTTACATTTTTCCTTCCGTCAATAAAATAGATCCTGAAAATCCGGTGAGTTATGCTGTCTTTGATATCATCTACAAAACGTTCTATCTCCTCACATTCTTTCTTCAGTCTTTCTTTTCTCTCCATATCACGAATTTGTAGCCGCTCATACTTTTCAGAATCAAAACCCGTCACACTCTGTGGCATCGGATATCCCTTGCTGTAATCGAATATAACATCATTCCCGATCATCGTATCCGATTTCCATCTATTATTAATTGCATAGTCAAGTTCCAGTATTTCTGCCTTATTGCTCCTGTATGACAGTAGTCTTTCCTTTGTCATCTGTTTCAATAATATCTGCTCCTTTCCCCATACTCTTTCTTTAGCCCTTACCACAATGCCTGCCTTCGTTTTCTGCCTTTTTTGTACACCGTGCATTCTGCTGCCGGCATTCCTCTGCTATGCCCTTCTATTTCTATGTAACTGCAATTGCCTACCTGATCATGTCTTCCCCTGTATATACAAGTCTTACAGAGATGTCTGTCCGCATTGGGACCGTTTTTTTCTTTGTTGTAGCCGTCCTTCTTTCGTCTTCCTGGTTTTCTCCCAGACATCTGTTCTCTTATTCCGGCCAATCCGACATATTGTACATAGTCCCTTACTTCCCAGTATTTTAATCCTGTGGCTTCTGCAATTTCTTTATTTGTTGCACCCATAGCAGCCAAAGACCAAGCCCAGTCGTCATGATAAGCGGCAT